GTGTTGGAAGTAATTAATAATGGCACGTCTTTCCGCATTCCTGCAGCCCCGGTTCCGATGCGGAGAAGAGATCGTTATTCCGGATCGCTTCAAGGAAAACGGAGAGCCCGTACCATTTCGCATCAAGCCTCTTACGCAGGAGGAAGTACAGGCTCTCTCCAAGAAGTATACCAAGACCACAAAATCCAAGACGGGCATTGAGCGGCATATCGACACAGACCGTTTCACCGCTGCGCTGATCGTTGCGAGCACCACGTTCCCTGACTTTTCGGACGCTGAGCTCTGCAAGGCTTATGGCACGATGGACCCTCTGCAGGTACCCGCCAAGATGCTCCTGGCAGGAGAATTCATGAAGCTGAACGAGGCCATCATGGCCCTGTCTGGCATGGATGATGAGTCCGAGGCTGAGGAGGCCGAAGAGGCAAAAAACTTTTAGAGTCCGATCCTGATACCAAGCTGGCTTATTACTGCTGGGTGAACAGGAATTGGACCCCATCTCAATATGATTCTTTAACCCGCAGAGAGAAGATCCTGGTATCTCTCTTTGCGGTTAAGGAGTCGAAGGCAAGAGAGGAGCTTATGAAGAAGTAATGGCTGGAGTAGAACGGGCATTAGGAATAAAGGACCGCTTCTCGAATGTCCTAAATAAATACATCAAAATGCTGGACCAGGCCGTAAACCGTGAGGAGCACATGAAGACCTCACAGGAGGAGCTGGCGAAGGCCCAGGAGAACCTTGCAAACGTGTACGATCGTACCACGGCTGGCATTGCCGAGCGGACGGATAGGCTGGCAGCGCTCACCGAGAAGGTGAACACCGTCGATGCTGCCAGGATTGAAAACATGAAGAATTTCACGGTCTATGCAGATGCGTCCTTGAATAAAGAAAAGGAGTGGCAGCAGATCACCGAGAACATGTCTGGCAAGACTCTCAAGGCCGCTGATAGCTTGGAGACGATGCTTGCATCTCTCAAGCAGTTTGAGCGGGCAGGGGCTACAATGCGAGACCTTGATGTTGTTGTAAATCGTATCAACAAGGCCTTGCTGGACGCTGGGTATGTATGGACCGAGTCTGCAGAAGGACTTAACCAGCAGGCGCTGCTAACTAATAACAGCCTCGAAAAGCTTGAGAAAGCAGGGCTCCTTGCAAAGACCAGCACCGAAGAATTCACGCAGGCCCAGATAGATCTGGGGCACTACATGGGTGAGACCGATGGTGAAGTCGCTCGGGCTGAGGCTGAGGTTGAGGCCTTGTCTCGGACCGTGGCAGAATTCCAGAACCCGTCGAGCATAGCACAAAAGGCTGCAAACCGCCTGGCAGATATGTATCAATATCTCAAAGAAAAGGTTGAGCAGCTGAGAGATGCCCACGCCAAGAGTGATCAGAGCATAGAAAAGCACGGGAAGGGCCTTGACGGGCTGTCTAAGCGCCTTTTAAGGATGGCAGCGTATTACTTCTCCACGAGAAAACTCTTGTCATACTTCAGGCAGGCTGCATCACGTGTACCCGATGAAATCGGGCAGCATTTCGACAAGCTCCACGAAAACATACAAAATGTATTTGGGGGCCCTGTTGCCGCTGCTATGGAAAAAATGAGCGTTGGCGTTGAGCGTATCAACCAGGCGCTGGCATCTCCTGCAGGCCAGAAGTTCCAGAGGGCTATGGAGGCCATTGGCAGCGTCGTGGGCAGCATCGTCTCTGTCGCCTTTGAGCGGTTTGCACAGCTGATCGAGTGGATGGGCAACCATGCACCTGCTGTTGCTATGGCGGCTGGGGTGGCTTTTGCATTCCTTGCAGCTAAGCTCTTGATGACTGCAGGAGCGGCCCTATTGGCACATGCGCCTCTTATGCTTATCGCTGCAGGTGCTGTGGCAATAGCTGCCTTACTCATAAAACTGGGCGTGACTGCTGACAAGGTGTTCGGGGCTATCGCTTCAGCGGCTTATGTGCTGTACGGCATTGGGTACAACATCGTGGCAGATATGTACAACGTCATAGCTTCATTCGTGGAGTTCTTTGCAAACGTCTGGCACGATCCTCTGGGCGCTGTAGCCAAGCTCTTTTGGGACCTGTTCGACGTGATCATGGGGATTGTTGAGGGCGCTGCAAAGGCCATCGACAAGCTCCTGGGCACCAATCTGGCAGGCGGGCTTACCGAGATTCGCAATTCCATCCAGCAGTGGGCTGACGATACCGCTGGGGACAGGGTAGTAATCGAGCGCATGGATAAGCTGGACTATGAAGGACTGGCACAGAGCGGCTGGGCTGCAGGATCTAAATTTGGTGAGTCTCTCTCTGACTTCGCCCTGGAGAATGCAAAGGCGCAGGAGCTCAAGGCGATAAGCCGTAACACTTCAGCTATCAAGGACGCTGTTACGGACGAGGACCTCACGGCTCTGGTGGACATGGCAGAGAGGGCGTTTGTAAACAACATCAATCTTACCTCTCAGACCCCGATCATCACGGTGAACGGGGCGAACACGGGCAACACCGAGGCTGACAGGCAGGCGCTGGCACGGGCTATAAGGGACGTACTCATTGAAGAAGTCGCCTCTGGCCCTGTATCACCGTCTCCTGCATTCTACGGGATAGGAGGCTAGTATGAACGGGTACGGCATTTTCTTTTCATATGCAAACCAGGTTATAAGGCTGCCTATAAACCCGCAGGAGCTGCCTGTGGTGAGGGAAGGCTCAAACGATACCTATAACGTGCTGGGGATAGGGGATATCACTATATCCCGTATCCCCAAGCAGAAGGTTATCACGATCGAGTCTTATTTCCCTGCCAGGGTGGATTCTACGGTCCTTACCTGGAGGGGCTTTAAGGATCCCGAGTTTTACATCGACTTTTTCCAGAAGGCGATGACCGAAAAGCGGGTGATCACCTATACCCCATCCAAGCAGATGGAGGACGGGACTGTATTTGACCTGCAGGACACGGGCTTTAAGTGCACGGTGGAGAGCTTTTCCACGACGGAAAAGGGCGGCGAGACGGGGGACTTCTACTATTCCCTGACTATCAAGGAATGGAGGGACCCCGCACCGCAAACCGTCAAGACCCGTACAACAGAGACTGGAGCAGTCGCAGCGACCTACACACCAACAAGAGAGACAGCACCTGGACAGCTTACTGTTGGGAAGAGGGGTAGGGTCAACGGGCCCTTTTACCTCAGCTCATATGGAGACGAGCCTCACGGGACTGCCTCTAACCTCACCGCTGTTATAACTCGTATCGTTGAGGGTAGATCTTACCCCATCCACATCGCAAATGAGTCTGGTGGTGCTTTGGGCTGGGTGACTAAGGACTCTGTGATGCCCCTGTGAGTCAATGCATTGGCCTTTTTACGGCCTTTTGCGAGGCTTTTGTATAATTTATCGATGAGGCATAAAAAATCGCTTAGAACGGGAATTTGAATGTACAGACTGATTATTGGACAAAAGTCAACAGGGAAGATCTATGATGTGACCAATACCGTCGAGGAGGTCTCCATCACGACTGAGCGCAAGAGTGCTGCTGGGAGGCTCACCTTTACATGGCTCAAGGTGGGAGAAGAGGTCCACTATCATGAGGGGGACATCGTCCGCTTTGAGGATAATGGGGAGGTGATCTTTTACGGCTGGGTATTCAATAAAAAGAAGGACCGCTGGAACAAGTTCACCGTCACCTGCTATGACCGCCTCAGATACCTTAAGGCCTCAGCCTCTTATGCTTTTTACGGCATGACCGCAAGCGAGATCCTCAGGGAGATCGCAGAGGACTTCCAGCTGGACCTGGGCGACGTGGCTGACACGGGCTACAAGATATCCTCTCTCATAAAGAACAACCAGAGCTGCCTGGACATAATCCAGACGGCTCTCGACATGACCTTGCTCAACACGGGCAAGGTCTTTGTTTTATATGACAATGGCGCAGGACTTTCCCTCAAGGCATCGGAGGACTGGATCTCCAACTATGTGATAGGTGACAAGTCTTTCCTGGGGGACTACGACTATACCACGGACATCGACAGCTCGACCTTTAACTCGATCAAGCTGACCCAGCCCAACCAGCAGACTGGCAGGACCGAGGCCGTGGTGGTCCAGGACTCTTACAACATAGGCCGCTGGGGGCTCCTGCAGCAGTACACTCAAGTGAATGGGAACTATAACACCGCTCAGCTTACTGCGATGGCCCAG